CGGAGACATGAATACTTCTATGGGTAATAAGTTTCTCATGTGCGCCGTCAGCCATTCCTATATCTCTACCAAACGTTTCCGCATTGAATTTGCGAACAATGGTGACGATTGTCTGATGTTTCTTGAACGCAAACACTTAACCAAGCTGAGTGATCTTAGCTCTTGGTATAAGCGGTTTGGATTCAAGCTGACCTTGGAAGCACCGGTCTACGACTTTGAGAGAGTGGAGTTTTGCCAATGCAGACCTATACGTGGCCCTCGCGGCTGGCGAATGGTCCGCAAGGTTGACTCAGCTCTGCTCAAGGACTTGACCGTTGTTAATCTAGGCCACAATCAGGAGGAGTATCTTGGAAGGATGGGTATGATTGGCGACTGCGGGTTGGCCGTTACTGAAGATATACCTGTGTTCCGGAGTTTTTACCAGCTGTGTAAGCGGTCTGGTGTTCGCCGGAATAATCACAGGTATCTTGACGAGTATGGCTATTATTACCGCTGTCATGGCGTTAGGTCTACAGGCGCCACGATTACCCCAAACTCCAGGTACTCTTTCTGGCTGAGCACAGGCATTATCCCAGACGTTCAGGAGCAATTGGAACATTGTCTCGACTCCACGTCTTGGGGCCTTGAAGAACGCCAAGTCTTCGAATCAGTTTGCACGCAACCAATACTCCAATCCATTCTTTAACAATGGCCAGAAAGAATAAAACATCACCAATTAGCCCCTACGCGCAAATGCAGATGGGTACTGCTAAGATGCCTAGGGTTGCCCCTCGTGGGCGTCTCGGGTTGAACACAGTGTTATCCGGAAACGAGCTCCTTAACAACACTAATAGTGATGCTTCGGGGGCCGTTGCCGGTACTCGCTTGCTTATACCCGGGTTCCTTAGTGATCTTTCAACAACTGGTGTGTCTACGATTGCATCTTATTTTGCGACCGGTAAGTACCTGCCTGGAACTGTTTTCCATTGGGTGCCACAGGTGTCCCTCAACACTGCAGGTGTCGTCTATGTTGCATTTACTGATAATGTCGAGATAATCTCTAGTTTTGTTGGGCTCGCCACCAACACTTTGAAGGTGGCCGCTGTTAAAACCATTGCCAACATGAAGAGTTATCCCGTTTGGCAGACGTTCACGTTTGCCATGCCATCTGTCAGCCGACGCAAGATGTTTGACGTCAATTCTGACTCCCTGTTCACCCCCGATCTTCTTGACCGTGGGTGCCAGGGGGCCTTCCTGTTTGCTGTTGAGGGCACTACCGTAAGCTCAACAATTTGCCGGCCGTACGTCCACGAGAAGTTGATGCTCGAAGGGCTTAAGACGGTGGTAACATAAACACAAAAACACAATAAATCCTTCGGTGCATGTTGGCATGAATTCATTGTGAATGGCTTCTGAGTTAGGTGTCAAGCCGAACCCGTTGGCGCGGGGCTATCATGCAGGGATGTACTGTCCCTGTGGAAGGCGAACCTCAGAGGAGAAACAATGGAGAGATGCTTACATGAGAACAAGAGATGATCTAGGTGAGAACCTGGTGAGG